TTATTACATACCAGAGGCTTTGTCTTCTTTGCGACCTCACGCAGAATGGACCGTTACTGGGAATAATCTTGGTGCAATTATCTGGCATGACGAAAGTCAAGACCGCCCAACTGATTCAGAAATCAATGCAGAAATCTCAAGATTAACGGCAGCGGAACCAATGCGGCTGCTCCGAGTGGAGCGCGATAAGCGATTGGAAGAAAGCGATTGGTGGGTGATGCGGGGCAATGCAACTGAGGCGCAATTAAACTACCGTCAGTTACTACGCGACATGCCAGCAAACACGGATGACCCTGAAAACCCCATTTGGCCTGTGAAGCCGTAGGAGAAGGCAATACCATTGAAGATTAGACAAACCTTAATATTCATAGCTTCTCTCGCAGTGGCAAGCATAGCTCTGAACACCTCGCTACACGCTCAAACAGGTAATATGTATTGCATAAGCTCTTACGAGCAAGTAGAACAAGAGACAGGAGAGAAGGGGCAAACTCTAGTCTTTGCAGGAATAACCAGAACAGGACTACCTCTCTGGTTCTTCAAAAGTGACAGAAGTTTTACAGTATTCTTTAAAAGCCGATTAACTGGTAAGTACTGCACTGCTCCTAACTATCACGGTAATATTTTAAACGGCCCTCTTATGAAAGAACAAGAACTAAAAGAACTAGGTGAACCAACATGACTGTAGAATCTGCGACATATATAAGCCAGCTAAATACCGCTTACCCTGCTGCTGGAGATAACATTTCTGAGGGTGACGATCATGTACGGCTGGTTAAATCAGTACTAAAAGCGCAGTTTCCAAACTTGGCTACCACGGCTGTTACGCAAACTAGCGCACAGATGAACAAACTTGGCTTTGAGGTGGGTACTATAGTGATGTTTGCTTCAGGAACAGCACCTACCACAGAGACTATCAGCGGTGTTAAAGATTGGCTACTTTGCGATGGTAGTGTGTATAGCAACACAACATACTCTGCGCTTTACGCAGTGATAGGTACAGTGTTTGGAACCTCTAGTGGTAATGTACAAGTACCAGACTTTAGAGCGCATATACCTATAGGAGTTGGCACTGGATTTGTCTTAGGGACGGCACAGACAAAGGCCATAGGAACAGAGTCTACTACTCTTAGCTACCAACCTATTAACTTCTTGATTAAAACATGAGCTACACTATCCCAATGGAAGACTATTACCATAAGTGTAATAACCCAGACTGCGCTTGCGATCCTTGCGAGTGCAACACAGATAACCCTTGCAACTGCTGCCAAAGGACAGAAGAAAATGAAATATAGTGGAACAGGTGTTGCCAAAACTAAAGGCAATCGTAAATTACCTCACGGTAATACAGGGAATAAAAACTTCCCAACTGTAACGGCTCACGGTAATCGTTACTACAAAGGCGATATCATGGGGAACAGCAAAGGCTAATGAATACAAGAGAACGGGCTGTTCAAGCTAATATTATTTTAACCAATGAAGTATTCCAAGAATTACTTTCAAAGATGGAAAATAGTATTATCCAAGAATGGAAATTAGCCGATTCATCTGAAACAAGAGAATCTTGTTGGCTACGACTAGACGCATTGCGTTCTATTACAGAAGACCTAAATGCCCTAGTACAAAGTGACAAGATAGAAAATCCTTAAAGGGAGAACGTAATGAACGAAGATCAGACCAATCCGCAAGAAGAAAAAGCGGAAGTCGAGGATCGACAACTGAGTATGTATGATGTCATGTTTGGAAGTGAAGAAAGCACTAATCCTGAACCAGCATCAGTAGAAACTGAAGAAGAAGATACGGACGTTGAAGAACTTTCAGCAGAAGAGGAATCGGATGAAGTTTCTGAAGAAGAGGTAGAAGAGGAGGAAGTTCCTGAAGAAACCCCGCCTTCCTACAGTGTCAAAGTTGACGGTGAGGAATTTGAGGTCAGTCTTGACGAACTCCGAAACGGCTACCAGAGACAATCGGATTACACGAGAAAGTCACAGTCTCTAGCAGAACAGAGGAAAGCTTACGAAGCTAACCTGAGTGCCGTTCAGCAGGAAAGGTCGCAGTACACACAGGTCTTGGAAAATGCTTCTCAATTCCAGAACATGGAGTTACAGAAATTCAACACTGTCGATTGGAAAGAGTTGAAAGAATCTGATCCTATGGAATATATGGAAAAGAGAATGGAGTTTCAAGATGCAAAGGATAAGCTGCAACAAGTAAACGTGGAGCAGCAAAGAGTGCAGCGACAGCAACAACAAGAGTACGCAGAACACTTGCAGAAACACGTTGAAACTGAAGCTGATAAACTTGTCCAAGCACTTCCTGAGTATGCTGACCCTGCTGTTAAAAACCAACTTAGAGAATATGCCATGAAAGATTTGGGATTCTCTAAAGAGGATGTTGATGGCATTACAGACCATCGTGTAGTAATGGTTTTATACAAATCCATGCTACAGGATAAAGCTACTAAAGGAACCTCCAAAGCTAAGAAAAAGAATGTTCCCAAGGTTGTAAAATCTGGAACACCTGAGTCTAAAAAACAAAAGTCTCGTAAGGCTTTAACAGCTAAACGAGATAGACTCAAAAAGACTGGTCATGTTCGTGATGGTGCGAAGGTCTTTCTTGATTTTGTGTAAACTTTAACTTTGAAAGAAAGGGCCAATCATGGCACAACCTACTGGAGTATATGTTACATTCTCCTCAGCAGGTCTTAGAGAAGACCTTGAGAACGTAATATACGACATCTCTCCGACAGACACGCCCTTTATGACTATGGGTGGTCGGACTGATGCCACTGCTGTAAATCACGAGTGGCAAACAGACGCTCTTACTGCTGCTGCCGCTACTAACTTTAACGAGGAAGGTTCAACGCTTACTGCTGCCGAACCTGCCGCAACTACTAGACTTGGTAATATCTGCCAGATCAGCTTGAAAACTACGCTGGTTTCTGGTACGTTAGACGCCGTGTCTAAAGCTGGTCGTAAGGAAGAGCTTGCTTACCAGATGTCCAAACGGGCTAAAGAACTAAAGCGAGATATGGAAACCTCTCTTATAGGAACCAATCAAGCTAAAACGGCTATGTCTGCGGATAGTACTGTTCGTAAACTTGGCTCTTTTGCCTCCTATATAACCACTAATGCCAGTGTTGGTAGTGGTGGTACGGCGGCTGGTTCTGGCGGTGCGGGTGCTGCTCGTACTGATGGTACGCAACGTGCCTTTACGGAAACACTGTTGAAAGCTACGATTCTTCTTGCTTACAACAACGGTGCTGATACTAAGTACTTGATGATGGCCCCTGCGAAGAAGCAGACGTTTTCTAGCTTTGTAGGTGTAGGCGGAGCAAGCGGTGTTTCTAACTGGACCGACACTGCCGATCAACGTATAATCGGTGGTATGGATATATATGTATCCGACTTTGGTGAGATGGCTGTTGTTCCTAACCGTTTCCAACGGGCTAGGGATGTATGGCTTCTTGATCCTGAGTACTACAAGATCGCTTACTTGCGTCCGTTTGCAACCCGTGAAGTCGCTAGTACTTCTGACGGTGAGCAACGTGCTATTATCGCTGAGTACACCTTACAGGTGGACAACGAAAAAGGACACGGTGCAGTTTACGATCTTACCTAGACTGTTCAACTACGGGAGGGGTCGTAATGACCTCTCCCACTTTTGAGGAGATTTGAATAGTGAGTGACCCGATCAAAAGAGATTTCAGGTACGATCATACCGAAGATAAAGCGGTAGTACATTCAGTACAGGACGTACAGCCTTTGCTTGACATGAACAAGAAGGAAATCAACGGCGATTCCATATATGGTACGGAAGGTGGTCCTTTAGGTATGCGTAAAGTAGCTAGTATTCCTCTTATAGTTATAGAGAAGTGGAGAACTGAGCTAGGCATAGATGTTATGAATAAGGACCATATGCCCAAAGTCAAGCAACTTTTAAACGATCCAGAGTATGCGTATCTCCGTACTCACAACAGCAGGATTTAGCAAGTGAGTCTAGCCACCTATACAGATTTGAAAACAAGTGTTGCTAACTATTTGGAGCGTGACGATCTCACTGCTGTTATTCCAGATTTTATTACACTGACGGAGAACAGGCTTAATCGTGATTTAAGAGTTAGGGTTAATCTGGTTAGGGCAACAACTTCAACTACAGCAGGGACAGAGTTTTACGACTTGCCTTCTGATTTAATAGAGTTGCGTAATATAACCTATAACACTACTAACGATAGCTACGCCCTAGACTATGTTTCTCCAGAATCAGGTACACGGGAATACGGAGGCTTGATTAATGGGTATCCTAGAGCATATACCAATCTTGGTAAAAATATTAAACTATACCCAACACCTGATGCTGTATACGAAGTAGGTATAAACTACTTTAGAAAATTAGTTACTCTTTCTGATACAAATACAACTAACGATATATTGACAGAGTTTCCAGACTTATACCTATTTGGTTCGTGTAAAGAAGGAGCAGTGTTCTTAAACGATACAGAGCAACTAGGCAGGTTCGACTCTCTTTACAACGCTGCTCTTGCAAGTGTAACAGAGGCAGAGGAGAAAGCTAGATACGGTGGTACGGTAATGACAATGACTGTTCAAGGTGATCCCGGTAGCTTAGTCAGACGAGGTGCGTAATGCCTGATACTAATTGGGTTACTGAGAACTGGATATTACTACAGGAATCTGGCGGTAATATCTTTATGGAAGATAGCACCCCAACTGACCCTGTATATGTTTCTTTGCAGGAATACGAGTCTACTTCTTGGCCTCCTAATACAACCACAGGTTCAGGTTAATGCCTAAAGAGTTATTTGATATAAACGGGCAGCAATCAGGGTTTAGTTTCAATACGGATTTATCTCCGTATGATATGCCCCCTAATTTCTTCAGCAATGCGCTTAACGCAAGATTTACAGATAAGACTGCCTCTACGATTACAGGACACTCTCAGGTACTAGGCACACCAACTGTGGCCCCGTACTGGACAATAAACTTTCTACAAGGGGCTAACTCTCTCTGGATATACGGTGGGTTGACAACTCTACAGAAGATTACAGGAACTACCCACGCTGCTGTAACACGTTCCAGTGGTGCTTATACTACTCTCGCAGGAACTACAAATAACTGGCAAGGCGATGTTCTAGGCGGTGTGCTGGTGGTAAACAACGGTATAGACGTACCGCAAAGCCTGACACAAGCAGGGTCACTGTTTACAGACCTACCTAACTGGCCTGCTGCGCTGCGTTGCAAGACTATAGTTCCGTTTAAGAACCACCTTGTAGCTCTGAATATGACCGACAGTAGTACGGCAAAACCTTACACAATAAGGTGGAGCGATGCCATACCAGAAGGTGCAGCCACTAACGGTGCTAATACTTGGGTAACTAGTAGCACCGCTTCAGAAGCAGCGGAAGTTACCATAGGTGGTACAAAGGGACATTTGCTCAATGCTGTTCAGCTAGGCGATGAACTTATTGTTTACAAAGAGGATAGTATCTACTCGCTACAGTATGTCGGTGGTACATTCATCTTCAACGTAAGAGACAAGTTTAAAGATGTAGGGTTGTTTGCCAGAGATGCTGTAGTAGACCTTGGAGATGGTAGGCACGTTTTAATGTCTACTGACGATGTGATAGTACACAACGGTAACTCCATTGTAAGTGTTATTGATGACAAGATGAAGACACTCTTGTTCTCAGAAATTGATACCGTAAACTTTGGTAAGACATTCCTTACGCACAACAAGATTGAAAACGAGGTTTGGATATGTTACCCCAAGACCAACGCAACAAACGGTTTTCCAGACAAGGCGTTGATCTGGAACTACCGGGACGATACTTGGACTACAAGGGAGTTACCAAGTGTAAACTTTATAGGGAAGGGATTGGTAAACCCTGCGCTTACCAACACTTGGACCGCCTCGACAAACACTTGGAACAACAGTACTCTAGCTTGGGCTCAACAGGAGTATAACCCTACTATCGACTCCCTGTTAATGTGTGGAACTAACGGTACTAAACTATACCTAGCAGATTCAGGAACTACTTTTGACGGTACAAGTTTTACTACAACCTTGGAACGTATAGGGTTACACTCTGGTAGAACAGACGCTATAAAAAAGATAAGCCGAATGTACCCTCGTATAAGTGGTACAGGTACAGTAAAGATAAGTGTAGGGTCAGAGTTAAACGCTTTTGAAGGTGTTTCCTATGCTGACCCAGTGACATATACTATAGGTACTGACAACAAGGTAGACTGTAGAGTCAAGGGAAGATACATAGCGGTAAAGTTTGAGAGCGATGCTGATACTACATTTTCTGTTTCAGGATTTACCCTAGAGTCTGAAGTGGTGTCAAGTAGATGAGTAGAGACTACCCTAAGTTTAACCCATCTACGGCTCCTTCTAATTCTGAGGATATACCCAGATATCTGGATAACACTTTAACCCAGATTAAGACATCTCTGGATATAGCAAGAGAGGGTCACTTAGAAGTTGTCTACGCTGAACCAGATAAGCCCTTCCAAGGAGATATAAGATATGCTGACGGAACTAGCTGGAACCCCGGAAGTACAGGAGAAGGAATATACTTTTACAACGCCGCTGGTTCATGGGTTAAGCTATAAGAAAGTAAACCCTGAAGGTAAGACATTCAGAAAGATTGTTTCCGACTGTTGGAAATATATTGAATCTGGTATAGAGCATAGCGGTAGTGAAGAGCTTATTAGTACCGAATACTTGGTAAAGAGCATACTTAGCAGAGAATCTGATTTATGGGTTTCAGAGGATAAAAACGGTACAATCAGAGGTTGCTTTGTAATAGGAGCAGCCCCTTACCCAAAAGAAACAGGAATCATAGCTGAAACTATAGGTGGTGAGTTTAACTTTAAGGTAATAACACCGATAGTAGAACAACACTATAAGAACTTAGGATACAAGTTTTTCCAAATGTCTGGGAGAAAAGGTTGGGAGAAAGTTATGCAACCTATGGGGTACAAGTTTATGAACATCACGATACACAAGAGGCTATAAAATGGGCAGTATATTCAGACCTAAAACAACAGTAGTAAATGTTCCTAGTCAGTCACAGTCATCAGGGTCAAGTAAGATTGAGCCTTTTGAACCTGTTGTGCCTTTTATTAGGGAACAGTTACCTGACTTGGTAAACGAGTTTAGAGCTACTCCTGAGTTGTTTAGAGAGAGTTTAGTGCCTCAAGATTCTGCCCAAACACTGGCTGCTAGGGAAGGTTATACTAACTTAGCACAGAATGTTATACCGGGATTTACCCAAGGCTTTACCGATATATACCAGAATCGTTTGAATACAGCCTTGAGTGACCCCTTCGAAGACCCGATCTTCCAAGCTGAAAGAGGTGTTATAGCAGACGAGGCACGTTCCCTGACAGAGCGAGATAAACTTCTAGCACAGCAGCAAGCTATCAATGCTGGTCAGTTCGGCTTAGGAAGTACAGCCTTGGGTGAACTTGCAACCTTACAGGAACGTCAGAGAGAAGAGTCTACAAGACAAGCTCTGGCAACTGCTTTGAAAGATGCTGAAATTCGTAGAACAGCAGCACTGGCAGATGTACCGGGGTTAGGTCAAACAGCCCTGCAAGCTGCAACAACGCCATCAGCCCTGCTAGAATCTGTAGGAAAGGATGTGGAAACTAGAGATCGTGCTAGGTTGGCAGATCAAGCTAGGCTTGCATCGCAAGAGCAGGAAGCTCGTAGAGCCCAAGCTGTGACCTTGACCAACTTACTGGGCGGCTTGGCAGGTCTGGGTAGTCAGACGCAGTTTACGCAAAGTCAGTCTGGTACGCAAGGTCAGGCTTTCCAAGGTGCAAGTCCGTTCCAGCAAGCAACCGGGGCTATAGGAACACTAGCTGGTATTTTAAAGTAGGAGTATAGTAAATGGGACCGTATACAAACACACCGTTAGGTGGACTTAATTTTGGAGGAGGGTCGCTTAATTTAAGCATGACATCTCCTAGCTCTAATAGAATCTTTGATCCCGGCTACTTTTCCATGCAGAAAAGATACAACCCTTACGAGACAAATCCGAAGTATGCCAACCAAAGAATGTTTGGTCCTGATTCTATACGAGGGGATCATGCTGATATGTTCCCCGGTCAAAACCCATATGCTACGAAAAAAACAATATGGAGTGATCTTAAAGATTTTGGGGGTAAGCTAGGGGGAGTAGGAGAATACGAACCACCTGTGCCTATTTCTGGACCCAGACTTGGAAGAATGAATGCACCTAGGGGTGGTAGAATTTCGTACCGTCCTACAGACTTACCTCAGAATAGATATCTCATGGGAGTAGATGA